CCTGCGGCATTCGTTCGCCAGTCATTTTATGATGAATGGCGGGAATATTTTGTCGCTGCAGAAGATTTTGGGGCATGCTGATATATCCATGACCATGCGTTATGCACATTTGTCGCCTGATCATCTGCAGGATGCTATTAAGTTAAATCCTATGATCAATGTGGACGCCGGTTCAATTCCTGATTAGCTCATATTGGCGCTAAATTGGCGGTCAACACAGCCAAAAACCGCCAGTCAGCGCCAATTAAAAAACTTCAGGCACGCTGCAGGCCTTGATTTCCAAGTTGTTGTCTGTTTAAAAACCATACGGCGGCGTTTTCAATTCCCGCCGCCTCCACCAAGTAAGTGCATGATTTATAAAATTATTTAATTTTTTTTGTTTATCATGTGGCGGTAAATTGGCGGTGTGTATCTTTTACATACCGCCTTTTTTTATCAAATTAAGAATTGTCTAATATTTAATAACTCAGTACCATTTATGCATTTGGTGCATAAGTACATTTAGATTTAACTTTATTGTTTAAAAAAAGTACAAAAACACCGCGGGCGAGGAGGAGTGATTTTGATTGTACGGATTTTTTGGGTGTTTTTGGTTGTGGGTTTGTCGGCTTGCTCTAGTAGATCTTGGCAATATGTCAGGCTTGAGAACGAATTGCCTGACTCAGGGTGTGTTTATAAGATGCAGGAATCCTGCAGCCTGCCTTTAAATAAATGCTACAACTGGCATAAGCAACGCGCTGTTAAGTTCGATGCCAATACTGTGTTATTGACTAACAAAGATAATCTCAATCAAGGATCTGCAAACTTTTGGACGGGTACCGCTAGATCAAACGAACAGATTGCCACCATTGCTGAATATTATTTTTGCAATGGACCTAAGAATATATTACCGCCTCAAAACTAAACAATTTCAGACGATTTCAATGATTTCAAAGCCGGTTTGATGTAAGCCGAAATAAGGGTTTTTTATAGGTGACAATTGATTTAGCCTGCCTAGAAAATTTCGCTTTTGCTGATACAAAACTTCTGACAAATCCGGAATTATTACAATCTCTTCTGATATGTCTGAGAGTCGCTGGATCTCCATTATTTTGTTATATGCCTCGTCATTTGACAGCTGATTAATTGAAAATTCGTATCGTCTGCGCAAAGTCTTTTTATCGAAATATTCAACGCCACTGAGTGAACTTTGCACTGTAGTCGATGATACATAACCAATATCTGCATCCCTTGATATTCCTTGGTTAAATGAAAAAGCAGGGCCAACAAAAACCCGTGAAATCTCGACATAAGCAGCCGGGTTAAACGTGTTAAACAATTCCACTCTGATGTAACGTGAGCCAATACCATCAGGCAAGACGTGGATTAAGTTAGGCGTTGCATAAGTCAAAACTGGCAACGTACCTGAGTCGTAAACAGGCACTGTAAATGATCCAGCTATATCACTTAATCTAATGCGATATGTACCACTAAAATTCAGATTGTTGCGATAGAGCGAAATCAATCTAAACTCTTGAGAAACACCTAAATCAATATCAAATTGAGTGCTGCTATAAGACAGATTAAAAGATCGAGCCGACTTAGATAGCACACGACTTTTTACATTATCAATAGGATTTGTAGTCTTCCAGGATCCACCAGACAAAGCGGCGTTATCGATCAGATTGTTATAACCGATTAGTAACCCACTCATGGCCGCCCCCACAATCTCATTTCAATTTGATGCTTTTCATAATCCGTTTTAATAGCAACGATACGGGTTAACAAACCCGCTGATAAACCAAACCGATTGTTCTTTAGTGTCACCACTGCATTAAGTTGTAAAATAGAAAGCAATGCGGAATCTAATCTAACCACAACATCAAAAAAAGCCGATTGAAAATTGTAAATATTCGCTAACAGTATGACTTGATAAGCTGTATCAATGCTCCATGACAAAAGCGAATCCACAACGATTTCTTGAGCAAATGGGTGCGGCGTTTTAACAGCCGCGTTCTGGTTTACAAAATACCGATACTCCTTAGCTAACCATTCTTTGCGCGAGTCAGACACAGAGCTAGCCAACTGATCAACAGTTTGGATAGTCCAGTTTTTTTCGTAACCACACTGTATTTTCCAGGCTGGATAAGGTTTTGAATCGATCATAGGCGCAGCGTGATCAATGCTCATGATCTCAACCTCAGTCAGCGTAGCAGCAGAGCCTGATGTAGGGTTTGTTAACTGCGCACAACGAAATTGCCCCAGATGATCAAACCACCAAAAAACCGCCAGATTGATGCAAATAGCATCCAATGCATCGGCAATGGTCATAAGATCGGTTACATAAAGATCGACAATGAAAGTCGCAGCCGGTATTGATGAAATATCTGTCGTGACGATATCGGCTAAGTCAATGCCGTTTGTTGAAGTCAGTATGGTTTGGATTGTATCCGCAAAGTAACGATCATCCCCATTAGCATCACAGGTAACAGCACCGGCAGGGGTGCTGCCTAACCGAAACATGCCACCAGACAACCAAACCTGATAACAACCAGCTGCAGGCGCGTTAGTTTCCATGTCTGACTGGCTGCTATAAGTGCCTGTATAGGTCAGTTCGACGCCTTTATCATACGCCTTGGTGATTGCGACAAGAGCTGCAGTTGATACCTGATAAATCAGGCGCGATGAATTGACTAGCACTGGTGTAATATTTTTACACTCCCCAAACAACCAGGGCTTCAATGTGCCTTTGAGACTATATTCGCCTTCTAGGCCATTAGGCAGGGTATTGGTACCGGCATAAGATAAAGTTTGCAACGGTCTGTCCAACTGCTCAACCTTATCTTTAAGCCTTACCGAGACGGTCGAATAATCAAGGGAGACATGAGAAATAATGCCCGAAAAAACCGTAATAAATGACGCATAAAGCGCAGATGCATCACCGGCTTTAATCACAATTGAACGCCCATCAAACGCATAACCGCTCAAATAATCCAGACCGCCATCAATATTAAATAATGTCATCTCGCCATAGCCCACGCTAGTACGTCCGGAAGACTTTAAATCGCTCAGCATGTCATAACTTAGCAGCGCGGGTTGCTCGATGCGTGGCTCGTAAAAATGCCCGTTGACGGCATCAAAATAGCCTTCACCAGATGCAAAATACAATGTCTCGATTGATAATGTCGATAATTTATAAGCTTGGATTTGTGCAAGATAAATCATGCCAAGGCTGCCAATCTGGCATTTTTAGCCAGCTTATCAGTATTGTCATTGGCCTTATCCAACCTCTCCAGCATCGCTTGAATAGATGCCTGTTGCAATCTGACCAAAGCTTGCAGTTCTTTGGTCTGTTTTTCCAACTCACTGACAGCTTGTTTATTACCCAGGCTGATAATCGACTGAGTGTCGCGGTTGTTGGTGATCATCGTTGGGTGGGTAAAATTCAGCAGCTCTGGTCCTGCTTCGTTAAATACCGTAGGGCCGCTGGTCATGCCGCCGCTGGCCCTGAATTTTACCGTGCCGCCTTTATTCAAATCATAAGCAGACAGCATGTCTTTGTACCAGTCCCTGTCTACTTTTCTAAGCGATTTATCCTTGGTGTTTTTTAAAATTTCGTAATAATCAGCCGTGTCTTTTATAGACTTAATGGCCATTTCCTCATTGCCCAATTCGTGCCAAAACATATAGTTTTTGTACTGATTGTTAGCCACGGTTGCGGCAGCAATTTCATCGACTAAATCTTTATTTTTAAGACCGTTTGACTTGGCATCGTCAATTACTTTTTGTTTTGCCGCGCGGTTTTCAACCAGCGTGTCATATGTGGTTTTTTGTGGCGTGACAGGCGTTGGTGTTACAGGGCTAGGTGTTGTGGTATTGCCTAAAATCTCATCAAATTGCACACCCAGACTTTGCACAAACCCGGCTAAAATCGTGTCCAATATTTGCAGACTGGATGCCATCGAGCTATTAGCCGAATCCATGGCATATTCCAGCGACCCAGACGCCACGTTGGCCGCCTCGGCATTGGCTGCCGTAGCCGCTGAAATATCCTGCATCGATTTATCAATGCCGCCTATTCCTTTGGTAATACTGTCTTTACCGGCATTCACCACCTGCAATGCAGCGGTTGTCGCTTGTGAGGTTAACGAGGCATCATTGCCAGCGTTGACAAACAGCGTGTTCATGTCCGTCAACGCTTTAGTCATCACCGCTTTACTATCAGAGACAATTTGATTTGCCGCCAGTGTTGCGCTGGCACTGTCTCGGGTGCCGTTGGCCAGGCCGGTAAATACCTCATTCAGAGACGATAACTTTGATGTCATCGTCTCACGGGCCGTATCAACAACAGACTTTGCAGCAACCGTGTACTCTGATGATTGCATCACATCTTCAGTGATGCCGGTAAATGCACTTTGCAGCGTTGTTAGGCTGCCGCTTATCCCGTTTTTAGCCAGGTTGATTATGTCTACTGCTTCCGCTGCTTTTTTGGCTGCATCCACCACATTGGCTGTACTGATTAATGCTTGCAACGAGGTTTGTACGGTATCGACAACCTGCGCATAATTGGCGTCTGATGCATAAAATTCACGCGCTACTGTGATGTATGACTGCGCAACGCCGGTGATTTTGTTCAATGCATCGGTATTGCCGGATTGCGCCTGAACAAGCGTTTCTTGATATTGCCTGTGCGCTTCTTTCAGTTTTTCCTCTGGCGACAACACCGACAAATTACCCAACAGCAGGCTGTCTAAAAACTCTTTAATCGATCCAAATGACTGACGTACTTTAGTGATCAAAGACACTTCGTTGTCATAGCGATTCTTTAACGCTTTTTGTATCTTAGCCGTTTGATTAATTGCCTGCGTGGGGTCTGTCATCGTTTTGAGCGCGTCTATCATGGCGTTAATATCGCCAACCGGTAGCGGTTTTCCGGTGATGCTGGCCAGTGATGTGGCTATTTCATCCCGGGCACTGGTAAACGGACTGAGAATTTTTGTTTTCAGCTCGGCAAAGGCCATGCCGGTTAAGCGGCTCATCTCGGTTAAATCCAAACCGGCTGCATGCCAGTTGGCGCGGGCATCGATCAGGCTTAGGTTAAGGTTGTAAATCTCAGAGCGTAGCGTGGGGGCCAATCCGGCCAGGTTGCGTAAACCGCTTTCAGCATTTTTAGCCAGGTCTTCTTGGGCGGAATAATACTCGTCTGCAGCGCCTGCCAGGTCGATCAGTTGAAAATACAATTGCCGCCCGGCAATCGTGCTCAAGTCTTGGGCTCTGGCTAGATCGCGGTAGGCTTCGCGGCTGGCTGGTAGGTTGCCGCTGTCAGTAAAGACGGCATCCAGGCGGCGTTTGGCGTCGGCTACTTGCTCGGTTTTTGTATAAAACGCGCTGAAATAGTCTTGAAATTGGCTGCTGAAATCTTTGATGCTGCCGAATAGCGTCGATAAGTCGTCTGATATGCGGGTGATATCGCCGTTGTAGCTTTGTCCGGATGAAGCCAAAGCATCCTTAACAACAGCATTCTGAATTTTTAAGCGGCTGGCGGTTTCAAATAAACCTTCGCCCATCTTTTGATATTGTTTGACCAAGTCATCAAAGATTTTGCCAGTCATCCTATCCAGCTGAGTGGATAACACGTTATTCAGTTTTTTTGCAGCCTTGGTACCGTTTAAGTCTGTTAAATCAACCCTTAGATCAGGTATTTTGTAATTCAAGATATTTTGAGTCACATCCAGACCAAACGAATCGGCCATCGATAGCATCGATTGACCCATTCCCTTAAAAATCTGCGTTAATCCACTTTTTATGCCCGCATCTAATGGACCAAAAACCTCTTCAACAGTTGTTTTTTTACTAAACCAGCTTTTTTTGGTTTTCGTGATTTCGGTATATTGCTGCGCATTGATTTCAGCACCTTCCAAAATCTTGCTCATCAATGTTTTGCCTATCAAAACACCCTGACCAGTCACTTCATATTTGATTCGTCCAAAAAGACCGCCAAAGATAAATTTTTCCAGGGCATTTGTGATCGGCGAGACATAAGGGCGGTTTTTGATGTTTTGCGGCCCAAATACATACGATGACGGCGGCAATGTCACGCTTTTAAGTCCCCCTGATTGAAACAGATTGGTTAATGAATTGGTGATGCCTTGTTTTAGATTGGTTACACCTTGATTAATCCCCTGCAATTCACGATATTCACGGGCATGAATGTCTTGCAGCAAACCATATACGTTATCAATCGACTCTGATTGTGCGGTTGGATCGCCAAGCACGGTACCGGAATCTGGCGCGGTATCCAGTTTAGCCACTTTGCCTGAGCCACCGAATTGAAACGTCCCAGCACCCGCAGCACTCAACACACTACCCACAATCGCCGCCATCGCCGCAATACGGGCAAAGGCGGTGTAGGGATCGCCTTGGCCTTGCGTCAAAACAGCACTCGCCGCTTTAGCACCCAACCCGGCCAAATCTGCAGCACGCTCTGCAACACTGGCCGCCAGTGCTACCACGTTAAACGCTCGGCGGGCATTGGTGTTTTGTGCGTACATGTTGGCCGTAGCACTGGCCATTTGCCGGATACCGGATAACGAGTCTTTAAGCTGTTGACGCTCCAGAACTTGTTGCTGTTTTTGCAGTTTGACTGCATTCTTGCGGTAATCTTCGCCGGTATTTAAACGGGCGTTTTCACTCTGGGCTTCGGCATTTTTTCGCAGCTCTTCATTGGTTTTTGCAATATTATCGGTCAGCGTGTTAAACGCACCGGCCAGAGTGTTGATGCCGCCCAGCGAACTATCAAATATCGAAGATGACACATCACCAAAATTCTGAGAACTTTTAGCCGCAGAATCCAGCGATTGAATGTAGCTATCCAGCGCTTGTTTAGCCTGGTTGGTTTTTTCGGCATTGGCCTCAAGGCCTTGGTTCTGATCAAACCGCGCCATAACCGGTGCGGCTTGCGCATCACTTAACCCGGCTTGCTTAAGCTTTTCTGCATACAACTCGCGCACAGATAAAGTCAGCTGCTGATATCGGTCGACCTGCTCATTAATCGCCTGGATCTGTGCTTCTTGTGATGCTTTGGCCACGCTTTCAGCATCCGCCATCGCCCATTTCACAGCCAGTGACGCGCGGATTTGCTCAACCTCAGCGCCTTTGGCTTTAGTCAACGCATTTTGCAGCTCGATAGATCGCGCACGGGCAGTATCAGACAATCCAATCAGCTGAGTTTCTTGTTGAATCGCTGCCAGGGTTTTTCCTACTTCATCGCGTTCTGTTTGATAGGCTTTGGCAGCTTGCTTGGCGGCACTTTCAGCGGCTGAGGCTGCGCTTCTGGCATGGGTTTCTTTATCTTTTGAGCGTTTTTTTTGCTTTTCTGCGGTTTCCGCGTCAATGTCATCCAGCCATTGCTGGGTTTTGGCGATTTCGGCGGCGCTGTTTTTAACGATTTCGGCTTGTATGGCGGCGGCTTGTTGTTTGGTTTGCTGCTTTTTGAGGCTGTCACGTCGGTTAACTTCAATGCCAATGTCATAACCTGTGTAATCCGCCATGGCTTGGCCGACAAATCCCATGCTTTTAAACGTGTTGATTCGTGCTTCGGCTTGGGCGATTTGTGCATCAACCGTATTGCTTAAATCACGCTCGATGACGTTGATTAGGTCTGTGACTGAGCTGATCAATCCCTTGATGATGCCTTCGCCTTGGCTGTTTAACAGCGTATCTTCAAACCTTGTCCAGCTATCCGATAAATTGCTGATTTTACCGTTGAGCGTATCCATTGCACCGGCATTACTGCCGCTGGCCAATTCGCCCATTTTTATGATGACCTGATCAATCACATCACGCGTTAACTGGCCTTTTTCGGCCATGTCTTGCAACTGGGCGGTGTTTTGTCCTGTGGCCGCAGATAGCAGCGTAAAAATAGGTACGCCACGTTCAGCCAGCTGCATCAATTCTTCGGCTTGTAGTTTGCCTTTGGCATAGGCTTGGCCTAATGCGGTGGTGATGCCTTCCAGGGTTTCTTGTGATCCGCCCAATTTGGCGGCCTGGTTGGTGATGGCTTCCATGACCTGCGCAGTCGGGCGGATGCCAAAGTTCTGCAGTTTGATGTAAGCCTTGGTCAGTCCATCAATCTCAAACGGGGTATTGACGGCAAAATCTTGGATAAATTTAAACGTGCGTTGGGCGTCGGCTTGTGAACCGGTGATGGCGGTTAGTTGCGCCCGTAAGCCTTCCATGCTGCGGTTTGTGTTAATGATATCTTTAGCCAGGCCTGCGCCTAAACTAATCCCGGCAAAACCAATCGCGGCATTTTTGACCGCATTGAGTGCAGAAGACAACCCCGCCACGCCTTGTGCTGTATCTCTGGCGTGTCTTTGCGTTTGGGCAATCGAGGCATTAAGCCTGTTGATATCGCTGGAAACCTGGGCGCTGCCATCCGATTTGATTTTGATGCCTAAAACTACATCAGCCATTAATCCGCCTTTTCATTCAAAATTGCCAGCGCCGTGCGTTCCATCAGCTGAATATCTTCAAAAACGCCTGCTCGTGCTTTGGGTTTTACGGTTAAATCCAGAACGGTTTTTACGCCAGGGTAATTCAGCCCAACCACGCCACCCATGGCGCCGTAAATCCATTGGGTTGATATCGCCTGCCAGGTTTTAAAGCTCAGCCAGTTTTCAGGGTCTATCAATATCTCCGATTGCACCAGATTTTCTCTGGCTTCCTGCATCGACATGCCCATCATGTCAGCCAGGGCTTTTAACTCTTTATCGCGGCTGCCTGCACTAGCCCAGGCTTCAGCGATTTCTATCAGTTTTTTCTTTTTTGCCCGCCTGCCGCGCTTTCAAAAAAGGCTTCGGTAATGGCCGTGCTGATTTGTGGCACCTGGTTTAACAGCAAGCGCAACTGCTCATCATTAAATTGCTGGCTGCCGTTGATTTCAACTTCCTGCCATCCGTCCATAAATTTGCGCAGATACTCGATATCGGCATTCAGGATTTCATCAGCGGATTTGATCGACTGACGATCGGGTGTTGATTCGTTTTGTAGTTCAATCAAGGCATCACGATTAAAACGCTTAAATAGCGCTTTGATTTGATGGGTTTTTTGATTGCCGTTTTCGTCGATAACGGTAAATTTAACCGGGTAAGCGTAAGTTGGCGATAGATCGAGTTTAAACATAAAAGCCTGTATTAGTGGTTTTGAGACTGGATAAAAGCCAAAACTTGAC